GCCGGGTGTCTCACCACATTAAGCCTACCTTAGCAGAGCGCCGCCAATGAAAGAACATAAGTTCCCTCAGGGTTTCACGCTCCACTTAAGAATACACTATTTGGTTGTCCGAATTTTGTCTAACGTTAATTGATTTTGATCAATGAATTTAGGGACTTGATCACCCCGCTTTAGATTTCATTTTATTTTAATGCCTCGTGTCTAGAACACAGCATTTTATGCGCCCGACTGGTTTTCCAGCTACTTCGGAGGGTGTTGATTTATTATGATTTCGACAGCGTTTCATAGACTATCACGGATTGGTCCCGTGGTTTTATATTATGACTATTTCACACAGTCACGCGTGTGATATTATTTAGTGCGTCCTTAACACGTACGCCAATTCTAGACTTACATGGAACCTAGGGTAGTACCCTTAGCCAGTTTGTATATTGCATCGGACCTTCCTATTTTTGGAAATCCTTTGAACGGCAATCGAGACTTTAATCCGTCTTGTGTGCAATATCAAATTTTAGTCGCTTTTTAGAGAGTTGGTCAAACCCGCACCCGGCGTGTTGAGAGTATTTCGTCCACTTAATTGTGGTACGATTTACAGTGGGGCCCGTTACAAATATGGAAAACTTTAACAAAACAAACAACTTTAATTATTCGAAGGTGGAAGATTTATCTTCCGAAATTAATTATTTGAAGATTGCCGATGAAGTGCTTGAATTTACTCGACCCATTAAGAAGGGCTTTAAACAGCCTCCTATTAAGAAGGAAAAGTTGATTCTCGTACCATCGCCTGAACGGACCAAAACAGGCAAACATTTACGTGTTGATCGTCGTGTTGTTCAGAATATGCCTGATCATGAAAAGAGGAGATTTGATGCTGCTCTTGAGAAATCGAGGGAGGATCAAATCGAAAAGAGAAGGCGTTACAAATATCGTCGCTACGAACCCCAAGTCGGACCTTCCGAGGCTCCAACTGAAGTCAACTACACTGAAGAGTGGTTGGAGCGAGTGATATTTGCTAACTTTACTGAAGCAGAGACCACAATGCTTGAACACATGGATGTGTTCGTGGGTTGGGGGCCTCTTGGCGTTGCTTATGTCTCCGCCAACAATGGTTACCCCCCCGGGCATCCCTTACATTTTGGGATACATAGGACTATCACTCGATTACCTAATGACGACATTTATACACAAAGCTTCCTTTTGAATGAGGCTGAAGTGGCTGAATGTCGAGCCCGTAATATACCCACTCAGACATTACATGGCCAGACCAGGCCTAAATTTGTGCATTATAGCTTGGACCTACCTAAGGACCATCCTATGCACATCGACAATAAAAAATTGAGGTTCTGTTACCCCGCCCCTGTTCAAAATGCTACTTCCGAGCAGGAAGACTCCCAAGACTACGTTTCATCGTTAGCTAGTTCATGGGAGCCACAGGCTGGGCTATTTCAGTTTGGGATTGACGAAGAGTCTAGAAACCTTATTGAAGGTTTAGCTCGTACGGTTTCTGATGTATCAGACCGTATGGATAACGTCAGTCTCAAAGTTACCGCAGATGCCACAGTTACTACCATTGTTAGTGAATTTTCAATGGTATTGCTTATTGTCGCTCTACTCTGTGTTGTTAAACCTAAAACACAGAATGAGAAAATTGCCATGTCCATGATGGTGATGGGTTTCCTAATGTCAAAAGGAAACCTCATGGAAGTTATTAGTTCTTCCGGTTTGTTACAGTGGCTTAAAAAGCCATTTGTTCAAGGCGACTCTTTCGTCCCCCAATCTGGGAGTCTCGAAGAGACTGCAGTCCTGGTTTCAGGACTACTTAGCACTTATCTTTGTGTGCAGTCTGGAGCTTCCATTTTTGACGCAAAAGAGTTGATCCGTGTGATTGGAGCCTGTGGGCGTATGAAAATGGGCGTTAAGTCCGTTACAGACGCCCTAGGTCTTATCACCAACTATATTCACGCTACCTTAGAACATTGGTTTGCGGGAACGCCTTATTATGTTAAGTGCGGTCACGATTTTATCGACGCATTTCTCATTGAGGCAAAGCAGATTACAACCATGGCAGAGAACCATGAGTTGCATAATCTGCAGAGCTCAGTTGATCGAGTCACAAAGTGCATTGAACTTGGTGAGTCCGTCGCTATCAAGATTCCAGCCACTCAAGATTTGGTTGGTCTTAGAATGCACGTTGTTAATGTTCTTGCGGAGATGCGCAAGATCAAGAAGGCCTTGTTAGCCTCCAACTTCAAATTTTCAGGCATAAGAGTAGAACCCGTAGGGATAATGCTCAGAGGGCCTCCAGGAGTTGGAAAGTCACAGGCAATGCAACACATTGCTGATGCTATCAATGCCATGACTCTTTCGGACGTTGAATTTGAACTCTATAAAGAGAATCGAGGTTCCCATATTTGGAATCGTCAAGCTGAGAATGAGTATTGGGATGGCTACACCAGTAATATGAACGTCGTATTTTATGATGACATTTTACAGGTCCGTGACACACAAGGTGTGGCGGATGGTGAAGCCATGGGTACCATCAGAAACATTAATGTTTTTGAAAATCAACTTCATTGTGCTGCAATGGAGAGTAAAGGTACCACCAATTTCAGATCTAAGTTTGTCATATCAACAACAAATATGGTGAACTTCAAATTTGAGTCCATTACTGAGCCTGGAGCTTTTCTGCGTAGATGGGATATAGTTGTTGACGTGATACCCAAAGCTGAGTATTGCGTCGATATACATTGCTCCCCTTGGAAGAGGAGGTTTGATAAATCAAAGCTCCCCATTTTTACTGAGAGTGACCTCAACGCTGAAAAGTTCCCTCATCTTCTTGGTGCTACACGCATACACCCTAGTATGTGTGAGTATCATTTACAGAGGATGACAAAGAGTGAGGATGGTTTTGAGAGTGCCGGTCAGGTGATCCAATATTCCGACCTTATAAAAAGAATCTATAGTGTACATATGCAAAAGGTTCTTTACAATCAAGTTTATTTGAAAGAACTTGATGACACTCTCTTTTTACATAGAAAAGAAAAGGTCGAGCCCCAAGTTGGGGGACCTCATTGGCAACAGGCTGAGTTTACTGAGCAGTTGTCAGATGAGTCTCTTAATGGACCTAACGATCTCATGCCTGACGAGAACACACCTGTGTTCATGTCACAGGAGCAGTTTGTGCAATGGCAGCATCTAGCCAATACTGATGCTGACACGGCTAGATATATTCTGGCCCTCACAAGGATCGTTATGGCACGTGGGTTGGCCAATGGATATTATTGGCCACATGTTGAAATTGTGGATTTCATTAATGAACTAGATATCAAGCTTCAGGAGCCTTACGCTCTTGTGGGTTATGGTACATTGCAAGACGACGTCGATCGTGTCTTCCTTGGTTTATGTATGAGACCACAATCTGGCTTTGCCCATGGTTATGCCAAGACTTATGCACGCATTGAGCTTGCTAAGAAATGTTTACAAGAAGTGAAGACCGTTGTTCCTAGAACGGTCCAGAACTTGGCTGACATTATGAGATACACATTCTCATATTGTTTGTACATGGGCAATTCAGCTATTGACTATGCTGGATCGTTTACCCCTTCAAAAATGTTAAGCATTGTTGGGAACAGTCCCACAATTAAAGCTACCATTATTGGAGTTTTGGGTGCGATGCCTGTTATAGTCGCAGCTGTTCATGCCATCAGGTTTGTGTCGAATTTGCTCACAAATACAGATAGTGAGCCAGAATCTGATGAAAGGCATGGCAGGCTTAGGCGAGCCAGGGTGGTGAGGAGACCACAGGGTGGTGCCGTTGTTAGCTCTAGAGCTTCACGGAACCCCAATGGTTTCAATCCACAATCCATAGCTCGTGCTAATGAGAACCTTACCTCCATAATGAGAATGTTAACTGTCCAAAATACTTTTGAGGTCAGAATACCAGTCTCTAGCGAGGAAGGTTCCACCAACCAAGAGAGGAGTCTTGGTTTCGCTCTCGGAGTGAGGGGTAGGAGCATTATGATGCCTTACCATTTCATTAGTACCATTGCTTCAGAAGTGAACAATGGATACATTAATGGATCCTCACCCATCGTCTTTTATAGACCGGGTAAGAAATATAGAGAGTTTTCTCTACCAGCATCTGAGTTCTTGACTTGTTTCAAGGAAATACCAGATGCTGAGCCACAAGATCTGGGTATGGTCAAACTGCCCAAGAGATTTAATCCGGTTAAAGACATTACATACCTGTTTGCTACAAAGAAGCAACAGGAAATGTATAAAAAGGTCGACGCGGTACTTTTGGTTCCATCATCGGAAGCCAAAGAGTACCACATAGTTGTTGCTGATCGAGGTCAGAACGCTATGGTCGAATCTGACGAATACCATCCTTATGTCGTCAAGAGGATCTTTGCCTATAATGCCTACACCATGAATGGTGATTGTGGGTCTATTTTGTTTGTCAACGATAAGACTAAACATTCCACGATCATCGGTATGCATGTTGCAGGTGTTAGACAGCAGCCTAAGGGATTCTCTACTGAGGTTACTAAGGAGTTCGTCGAAGAATATCTTTCCAAGTTGGAAGAAGACTACCTTGAGAAGGATGTTCTCCAGGTTCCAACAGTTGATCCTGAATTGGAACCAGACAATATGATCCATGTTGGCAATTTTGCACCGCAGGTCAGGCACCCACCTAAGCACAGTCGGAGTAAAATTGTCCGTTCCCCTTTATACGGGAAAGTGGCAGAAGTTAAGCGTGCTCCAGCACGTTTGGCCCCCTTCAAAAATGCCGCTGGTGAATATATTGATCCGATGGACAAGGCTATAGAAGCCTATTGTGAAGAGGATGTCTACATAGACCCTCAACACATTGATCAAGCTCGTAGTTCTTTATACGACATGCTTGAGTCTTGTTCCAGTAGGCCAGTCAAGCGTGAAATTTTGAGTAATGAACACGCAGTTCTTGGTGACCAGGATGGTGATTTTTCATCCATTCCTCGTACAACTTCGGCTGGCTACCCATACAATTGTATGTCGGGTCCCACCACAAAAGTCAGATTCTTCGGAACTGACGACACTTATGATCTTACCACTCCTGAGGCTATCGATCTCTTTCATGAGGTTGATTTTCTGCTGGATCGAGCGGCTGAGGGCATCCGCATTCGACAATATTTTACCGACCATCTTAAAGATGAGCGTCGGTCTAAGAAGAAGGTCGAAGAGGGGGCTACCCGTTTAATTTCAGCATGTCCTTTGGCTCTTCTGATTGGTTTCAGGAGAGCTTTTGGAGCCTTCAGTAAACACATGATCAGGAACAGAATTGATAATGGCTGTCTGATCGGTATTAATGAATATAGTGAAGAGTGGCCCCAACTTGCTCTTAATTTTGAGATGTTTGGCGTTAATGCCAATAATGTTGGGGCTGGCGATTATAAGGGTTTTGATATGAGACAGAAAAATCCAGTCGCTTGGGCCATTCTCGATATCATTAATGAGTGGTATGGAGATGATAAGGTTGGCAACAAAATCAGAGAAACACTCTGGTTGGAGATTGTCAACTCTTATCACATTAATGGTGATAGGATCTTTTCGTGGAAAGCCCCACTACCATCTGGGGCACCACCTACCACCGTTTTCAACTGTCTTGCCAATCACATGAATTTCAGATTGTGTTGGTTAAGGCTTTGCCCCCAGTTGACGGCACACGATTTTAATAAATACGTGTATTTGGCCGTACTGGGTGATGATAATGCGTTCTCCGTTCATCCAGATGTCCTTCATCTGTTTAACGAGAAGAACCTACAAAGGGCTATGGCGTCTATCGGCCAAGTCTACACTCCCGAGGATAAGAACAAAACTGAATTTTCCGACACCATGAGGAATCTCTCTGAGATAACCCTCTTGAAGCGTTCATTCAAGTTACATGATCTTACCGGGAGAATTGTGGCACCCTTAGAAATGGATGCCATATTAGATCTTATAAATTGGACACAGTCAGGTCCAAATTACCTTGGTGACACAGAGAACAATTGCAAAATTTTTCTCGAGGAGCTCAGCCTTCACGGCAAAGAGACCTACACCAAGTGGCGTAAAATCCTCATGTCCGCTATTGAGGAGTGTCCTGGCCTCGGGAAGCCAGGAGTCACCGATTACCTAGCAGTATTTAGATCTGTACAAAGCAGGGATCGGGGTACTATTCTCGAAACTCGCTTCTTCACTGATTACGACGAACTCAGATACAAAAACCCGAACAATCAAACTGAGGGCGGACGCTTTGAAGAAGAACAAGCTGGCCTATTTAGGCCTACTTCCAGGATGGCTTGCTGGCAGCCCCAGTCAAATCCAGGAAATTCGGGAATATCTCATCGGTTGGTGCACCATGAGATTTATGATAGTACCGCTACAAACAGTGTTGGTCTCACAGACCAGTCCGCATTTGAGACGCAGAGGACGTCTCAAACTCCAGCTCTTGGAGGGACGACCACCTCAGACTCCGTAGATGCGGAGACCCCCATTACCCAGATAGTGAAGTATGTTCCTCTGAACAGTTCACTTCTGGACAGTGCCAGGACTGGAGCTAGTATTGATATAGCTTCATTCTTGGCCAAGCCAGTCAATGTTTTCTCTGGCTTATTGACCACTTCAGATACCTACGGCACGTTCAAATGGGTCGCAGTTACCCCGCAAGATTTTACAAATGGTACAACCATATGGAAAAACAAGCTTGCTGGGACTTTGGCCTTTAAAGGTGACTTGCACCTTACAGTTATTTTGAACGCCACTCGAATGCAGCAGGGCCGTTATATGCTTTGTTGGGTTCCAAGTGGTGGTGCAGTCAATTTTGATAAGTGGTATAGAATGCATGCCGCTACGTTGACACAAGCAACTCAGTTGCCACATGTTGAAATGGATGTCTCTTGTGACACCGAAGCTACCCTGATCATACCGCATATCACAGCGCAAGGTTGGGCTGCTTTTGAGCCAGCAGGAGGCAGTTTCTTCGGGAACAATGGGGTAGTGTTTTTCACCACCTATTCGCCGCTTGAGGTTTCCACTGGATCCATCTCAGCGAATTACAACATCATGGCTCACTGGGAGAATGTGGAACTGGCCATGCCTTTTACGCCACAAAGTGGTATCCGTACTAAGACACGTGTCAAGAGAAGAGTTAAAGCCTCCGAGGAAGAACAAATTTCTCAAGATATAGGACCCATTTCAAGTGTCTTAAGTAGGGTTTCCACTACTGCCAATACTCTAGCTGGCATACCTTTACTAACTTCCATCGCGAAGCCGGTTGGTTGGGCCACAGATATATTGGCTAATACAGCCAGGTCTTTCGGTTGGTCTAGACCCCACAATTCTGAGCACACCACCATGGTGACTAGAAATATTGTGAACAGGTTTACCAATGCAGACGTGGCTGATAATTCCACGAAACTCGGTATTTTTGATAACAACGAGATCGAGGATTTGCCTGGCTTTGCCGGGACGGATCTCGATGAGATGGATTTGAACTTTGTCGCTAGCATTAGCGCCTACTTCGCCTCGGTGAGGTGGAATTCTAGTGCTACGACCGGTACACAGCTGTTGCAGTATGACTGCAACCCACGTAACAATTACTCTGGCACAACAACAAACGGATTTAATTTGATCCACTTGTGTCCAGTTTCATTTGTCACAAATTTCTTCGCTCTGTACCGTGGATCTTTGAAGTTCACTTTCAAATTGGTTAAAACCGAGTTCCATACAGGGAGATTGGCTTTGTCCTTTTATCCCAAAGAATATGGCATAGGTGCTTTCACTGTGCCAAATTTTACGAACACCGCGTACCTACATCGTGAGATTATCGATGTTAGGGAGGGCAATGAGTTTTCTTTCATTGTCCCTTTTGTCTCGTTCACTCCTTTCAGGTCTACTCAAGGCTTGGATGCAACCTATGGACAGATTTTACTACATGTAGTCAATCCTTTGGTTGCACCCGCCAATGTGCCCAGCTCCATTAATATTTTGATGGAAGTTGCTGCGGCACCTGATATGGAGTGGGCCCAGGCGACTGATTTCAGTGGCTCTGTCACTCAGATCTACACTCCCCAAGCTGGTAATGTCTGCGAAATCACGCAAGGCATAATCGGCGGGAGCAAGATCTATGAGGATAGGGTCGCTGCGCGTCTTTGTATAGGTGAGAGGGTTCGCTCCTTCAGGACTCTTTTGAAGAGATTCAATACTCTTCTTACGACTTCTGTACCTACCCTCAATAAATTTATCACCATGTGGCCATTTGTATCTGAAGTTGGTTTCGTGGACACCGCTGTGACCATGTCTTACGTTACTAGAAACCAAGACACCTACGCCATTTTACAAAGCGTCTTCGCCTTGAGCAGGGGTGGCGTTCGTATTAAGGTTGTGCCCCTTGAAGCAGGAGGAGGCATTTCCATTGTTAATGCTAACACTGAGTATTACTCGTCTGTTCCGACCGGCGTTATTGCTTTTGCCGCTGCAGCCAGTTCTGCTAGTGTTATGCCTGCTTACGCCGTTTTCCGTACTGAGGGAAACGGTGGTTCTGAGGTGGAGTTTCCTTATTATAATAGGACGCACTCCACCCCTTGCGCGGACGTGATTCACAATACGTCTGCTGCAACCACAGCCATTAAGTCTACTGCTGCTGGCTGTGTTCCTCGTGTAAGTGCGACCATTAGCAACGTCGTCAACTACACACTTGAGCCCAAAGTTATGAGGGCTGCTTCGGAGGACCATTCATTTGGTCTCTTCGTGAGTGTTCCACCTTTATATGGGTGGAATGCTTAAATGTATATTATAATTATTTATTTATTTATTATACCACTGGGTTTAAGGAGTTTCACCAGTGTGTTACAGTGTTTGTGCTCCTCTTCCGATCAGGTTGTAAACTTACACTGGGCAATTTTATTGCTGTTTCTTTCTCTCGATGATACTCGAATCTGGGTGTCTTAGCGGGCTTTACGTACTAGCGTTGAGTACCGGTTTGATACCAATTTAAGGATTTGGGTTAGAGAACGGGTTTGATTCCATGTCGCCTCTAGTCGGCATGGTTGGATTAATG